GACGTACAATACGATTTCTACGTTGCACATCATTTACAGTAAGATTTGCATGTTTACCATCTAAAGCAAACAGCTCTTTAAAATGAGTGATGAAATATCTACCTTGTTTATGAAGAATGTGAGCACTTTGATATAGTTTTTTTTCTTTTCTAGAAGCTACTCCAATTCTAGTTAAAGTTTCACGAACTTTTAAAAAGTCGTCTGGTTCATTTAAAATGACCTCCACCATCATATTAGGAGACCAATTTACTTGAGGTTCAATTGTTTGGTTAGTCATTTTGTTCCGCCAATATCAAGTCGTTTTTTAATGAAAGCAAGTTGTTCTTTTGTTAGGATTTTCAATGCCTGAGATGCTTTTTCATTACTATATCCATAGTATTGTTTTACACATTCTAAGTCTTTGACTTTATCCTTATGGATCCAGGGAGAAAACCTCTTCCTTTTCCTGATACTATTTAGATAAAATGAATATTGCATATCTTTATCAAGATGATGATTTAAATTCATTTCGTTTGCAAAAAGTACTGTATCAACTTGTCCAGAAAGACAACGATTAATAATATAAGGTGCATACTCCTTCTCAAGGGAAGGGTCTTCGTCAATTAGGTTTTGCTTCGTCTGATTGATCGAGTTTAACCAGTCCTTCAATTCCATAATTAAAAAGCAAGAGTTCTTTACGTTGTTTTTGCTCGCGCATATATTCACCAACAGAACGCATCGTGTAAGTCAGATCAAACTCAGCAGCGTTCCAGTTTTTAAAGCGATCTTTGACAAGTTGATCAGAATTATAACTAATCAATTGATCCATATTGTTAGCATCGCAATCAACAGCAAACTTATCGTGATCAAATCTTTTGTGCATTGATCCTTTGTTCCCATAGAGATTATCCTTAATATCATAAGGAGGATCGAGATACATAAAAGCACCTTTGTTCCCATCCATCAGATAATCGTATGAATAGTTAGTTATACGCCAACTGGTAATTAACTTGGAATACTCTGGCAATTTTTCAATTCCTCGCAGGGAAAAGTTGGAGTTACTTGCTTGCCCTGAAAAAGATGAACTTTCGGTAAGACCACTAAAAGAGCATTTGTTAACAATATAGAAAGCGACAGCACGATTAAAGTTCGTTTCAGACTCATCATTGATATTCTCCTTTGATTTTAAAAAAAGTTCTTTGGCAAGTTCGGGAGTATTGTAAGCAAGTTTACAATCAACCAACTCATTCTTGAGATCATCCCCAAACATCTGGAGTTGTTGCCAGAAATTTACAAGAGGTTCATATAGATCATTTACCCAAATATCCAGGTAAGGATATTTCTTGGTAATATAAATAGCAACACTTCCACCACCAAGAAATGGTTCTCGGAACTCATCATAGTTGCGAAGGTCAGGAAAATAAGGTCCCATCTTTTCACAAGCACGGGACTTACCGCCAGGGTAGCGAAGAGGAGTTTTTAAAGATTTCATATTACCACTCATCCGATTCATCCTCCCACTTATAAAGTTCATCTACAATTTCGTGATACAGTTCTTTTACTTGGTTTTTAGGAGCAAGAGAAACATTTTTAGCAATATACTCAACATCTCTCTTATCAACAACAATTTTCAATCCAGATTTTTTAAGATTTTTTTTAGGATCAAAATTTTTAAGAGCATTTTCAAAAGATACAATGCCAAAATGGCGTTGAGTTTGATCAATCAAAATCATTTCATCAAACTTTTGTTCTGGAAAATAATTGTTTACATTCCCTTGAAAGTTTTTAAGAGTAATTTCTTTGGTATTAAAAGTTCGATCAGTTTGAAATAACCCATCAAGACCTTTTGCTTCTAGTCGCCAAACTTCTTCATTTACTTTAGTAGTAAAATCATGCCCCAAAGAATCATTTAATCCAACATATACTAAGTTTTTGCTGGTTTTTTCAATTGCCTTTTCAATAAACAGTGCTCGACTAAATTTTTGCCCACCAAACCGAAGACGGCGAGTGTATTCAACTACACCCATTACCATTTCAAAATCAAATTCAATTTTAGTTTTCATAATAATTTACTTAAACTCAACCTCACACATAAGTTCAGTTAATGCTGCTAGTAGGTTAATTTCTTGATCAACCACAAAGCAACATTGGTATTGATACTTAGCAATAACAAGAACGGCAGCAGGGATAGATTGGGGTGTAAGGCAATCATAACAGGCGTCATAAACCCTGCGAAGTAAAACAGAAGCATCGTTGTCAAGGTTGGAGACCACCCACTTACGAACTTCTGTAAAGTTTTTGTCTTTGAGAGATTTAATAAGTTCATTTACAGAGATGTCTGAGAAAGATGCAAGAATGCCTGCGTCGATTTTTCCTCCCGTAGAATATCTTTGACATTCGTTGAGAACACGCCTGAAATCAGGAAAGTGCTTTGATACAAGTTCTGCAAGGACTTTTTGATCATACTCAATTTTTTCTTGATCCAGAATCGTCTGGAGACGTTTGAAGAATGCTCCTGCGAGTTGTGCCTTTTGCTTTCCTTTGATTGTGAAGTCGATGACTGCACATCGGGAGTGAAGAGGTTCAATAATTTTGTTCTTGTAGTTGCAGGTGAAGATGAATCGGCAGTTGCTATAAAATGCCTCAATATTTGCCCGTAGTAGGAGTTGAACATCTGAGGTTGTGTTGTCACTCTCATCCACAATAATGACTTTGTGCCTACCATTTCCTTGAAGTGATACGGTCGAAGCAAAGTTCTTTGCTTGGTTCCTGACAGTATCCAAGAAACGCCCTTCGTCTGATCCGTTGATGACATAATAATCTGCTCCAAGTTGTTCGCATAGTGCTTTCGCAATAGTAGTTTTTCCAATACCAGGAGGACCGGAAAGAAGAAGGTTAGGAATTTCTCCCTTTTCAATAAAATCCAAAAAGGTTTTTTTAGTGTCCTCTGGAAGGATACAATCCTCTACCTTTTTTGGTCTCCATTTTTCCACCCACAAAAAATTGTCACTCATCAATAAACTCCATTTAATACATTCCAAATACTTCTTTGACTTTTTCCCATAATATCAGCAATTTGTCTTTGCGACAATCCCTGATTGGAAAGATTAACAATTTCTTCCTTTACTTCACTCTCCATTTGAACGACTGCTTTTCTTGGATTTGATTTTCCAATTTGAGACCTTCTTGTGTTTTCTGAACGAGGCAACCATCTCAAGTTTTCAACTTTGTTGTTGGTTTTGTTCTCATCAATATGGTCTATACACCAATCTTTACCTTTTGGTCTTGGTTCTCCCCAACATTCTACCACAAGTTGATGAAGTCGTTTTTCACGAACTACAACATATCCATCTCTTTTATCAACTCTTCCAATAGGTTTTACATTTAGAATTTTACCACAAGCACTTACATAAATGTCTGGATAAGTTTTTGACTGTTTGTAGGTAATTCCGTTTAATTCCATTAGAAGAGCAATAACTATTATTATTTATAATCAAACGACATTTAGTGTAGTTTGGTATAATCTTCAAAATCTCTTGGTTCAGTATAAGGGTCTTCGCAACCAGTATAGGCATACATTTTGTCATTCATCTTATACCAATCGTGGTTGAGACAATACCAAAAGGTCATACAATACCAATCATAAAATCCTAATCCTTCTTTATCTCCTTCAAGAGACCACAAGATAGTTTTCTCTGGAACTCTCAACCAGTTCTTCCAGTAGTCAAATATCATTCGTGTGAGTTTCATAATTTAATTTATCCACGAAGGTTTTCGTTCGGGCATACGTAGATAGTTATCCTTCACCCAAGGTTTGGACGCGATGTACTTTTTGTATGCCTCAAATGTATCAATAGTATTATCAAATTTCCATTCCTCAGGCATAGCACGAGCAAATGGAGTCACTTCTGTAATCTTACCCTTTGGAAACAAGTAATATGCCTCCACAAGAGTTTTATAACAAGAGTGAGTTTTATTATACCGCAGGCAGTATTCGTCAGACAAGTTCAATCCCCACTTAATTAACCAGTAGGCATTATGGATACTCTCCATTGCCCACTTGGTGCAGGGATGATTGCGGAATGCTCCTTTCTCGGTCTTGTAGGGGGTTCCATCTGCCTTAGGGAGAGTGCCGTACCCATAACCCCACTTCTCGGAAGCAACGATAGAGAGCATCTGGCAGCACTCTAGGGGCATCTTAACGATGTGTTTGTCGGGAAGGCAAATGGCGCTCTCTGCAGGCCAGGGAGAAGTCACAAAGATATTGATGGTAGGTTCCTCAACTCACTAGTAGTATATCACCCAAAGGTGCTGTCTGGTTCAAGTGCGATCCAATATGTAACATCAAATCCAGTATTTTTAAATCGAGAAAGAAGTTTAGAAGAAATTACAACCTCATAATTTCCAGGAAGAATTTTAATATTTTCTACCTTAAAGTTAAAAGTAAATACCTCATTAGTCTCCCCAACAATTACAGAAAATTCATTGGAAGTATCGTTCTTTTTATCCCGGACAACAAGTTTTACTACACCCGATTCACCGACTACAGACAGGTCAGGCAATTGATAAACAGAAGAAGCTTTAAGCAACTTATCAAGTTCTTTGGTATCAAGAAGGAAACATACGTCTTCAGAAGGAAGAGCAATATCTTTATCTGGAGGAGTAACAATTACATTAGGATCAGCAAAGAAATATTTGGAACGTGATTTACCTTCTTTAATAACCACATAACTATCGTTTTGAAAATCAAGTTCTGCATTTTTATGCAGATTCAATCCATTCAAAAACTGGTTCAAATCATAGATTCCAAAATCTTTGGGAATTTCCTCTTCAATCTTCGCCTCTGCAAGGATATTCTTCATTACAGAAATAGTTTTCAGACAATTTCCCTGTTTAAAAAGAATTGATTGATTAATTGAAGAAAAATTCTTAAGGAGAGTTAAGGTTTTATCAGATAGTTTCATAATCACTTATTTTCAATGAGATTGAGATGATTGATCAGGAGAATAGTATAGTGAAGAACTTTAAACAGATCAGCGCGAGGAGTTCCTTTCGTATCATACCGGTCAATATACTTGGTGACATTACCGGCACAAAAACCCTCACGACGATTGTGTTTGATCTTATCTAGGGTTTGTTCAGTTCCACCTCCGGTACGATCGACATAATGCTGACTATAAGTTCCGGCAATATATTCTTCAAGTTGTTTAAGAATTTTATCTTCGTTATACTTCCAAAAATGATTATTATTTTGATCTTTCATAATCGCGGGTTTTTTTTCAATTTCAATTTTATCGTTTGAATTAATAGAGAACATAAATTCTTTTCCGTAATGATACTCATCCATAATAAAAGGGGAGACAGTTTTATCTCCCCTTAGTATATCAGTTTTCTTTCTGAGCGTCAAGATCGTAAGTTACATACTCACCTTCAGCAGTTTTGAACTCTGCATCAATCTTGTCATACAACTCAACAAAAGTTGCTTTGGTTTCATCATCAAAACGATTCAGACAAACCTTGATTGCTTTGTCCTTCTTACCAAAGATAGAATACGCCTTGATGATATGAACCAGACGACGAGTGCTGATGACTTCATCAATACCACCATCGTTGAAGGTCTTACGAATAATCTCAGACCAGGTACAAAGGTGTTTGATGAAATCGGTGTGCTCACCAATCATAGGAATGTTAAGTGATTCTGCAACCTTAGTCAAGATTTTAGTCTCAACACTGACAGTAGGATACTCCTGCTCAAAGGTGATAGGGAATCGTTCCAGGAATGCCTCGTTGAGAACATTCGTGCCAATGAACCGACCGTCATCAGAACCTTTACCTTTGGTGTTTGCGGTTGCAATCACGTTAAAACCTGACTTGGGAACAACGTGCTTACCGATTTTCTTGAGGAAGACACCCTTACCCTCAAGGACAGACTGCAGACACATAATCTTGTTAGAAGCAAGGTCAACCTCATCCAGCAGAAGGATAGCACCCCGCTCCATTGCTTCTACCACAGGACCATTATGCCACACGGTTTCACCATTCACCAATCGGAAACCACCAAGCAAATCATCTTCATCACTTTCAATAGTGATATTTACACGAATCAGTTCTCGACCAAGTTGGGCACAAGACTGTTCCACACCGAAAGTTTTTCCATTACCAGAAAGACCAGTGATGAAAGCAGGATAGAATAGACCAGACTGAATAACCTTTTTAATATCCGAAAAATTACCAAAGCTGACGAAGGTAGCATCTTTGTTGGGAATAAGATTTTGCACGACAGAATTCATAGTTGCCACACCAGGAACCGTATCGGAACCCTCTACAGCAGCAGAATTGTAAGTTTCTTCAAGTTCTTGCACGGTTGCCTCCAGATTCCATTTGCCACGACCCACTTTATACTGATTCAGATATTTGGAAAGGGTCGCATACGAAGTGCCAATTTCATTTGCAACTTCTTTCACTGCATCGACACCAAACTCGGTGCCAAACTTTTCTTTCAGGATGGAGATTGCTTGGTCGATCATAATGTTAGATTTGGTAGGCATCGGTTTGTTTGATTACTCCGTAATCATAGCACAAAAAAAGGTGCCTCTGGAGCACCTTGGGACGGTTTGGGAAGTGGGTTTAGTTAAATTCCCAATAAATACCGTTTATTGAAATTACAAGTATCAATTTCCTATTCCAAAATTATCATATTGTTGTTTTGTTGTGCCAATATAATAATTTTGAGCCATTCTTTGTGCTCTTTGTCTTCCAGTTTCATTTTGGGAAGGTTTTTTTGATTTCATAAACCTTCCACGTTTTGCTCTATATTTTTGTTTTGGAGTCCTACCACTTCCTGGTAATATTTCATCAGGTCCATATTCCCTTTCCATAATATTCTCTCTCCACTCTTCACTCATATTTACCATAATGACTTCTGCTGATTCTGGTGTTTCAGCATATCCTTCATCAAGTAAATGTGAAAGGATGATGTCGTAAATATCATACTCTTCTCTCTGAAGTGCTGCTGCCCTTCTTCTTGCTTTATTACCACTTCCTCTTGCATCACTAGCACCATACTTGCTATAACCTGCTCTCAAATAACGATCATGTGCATCTGCAGATTGCTGAGCCACCTTTTTGGTATATACAGAATCACCATACCTTTCTTCGTCTCTCTCTTTTCTTGCACGAGACCTATTAAGAATTTGTCTCTTTGCAGAAGTATCACTTTTTTCTGGTCCTACGTTATATCTTCTACGAAGTTCAGCACCTCTACTTTCAGGTTTAGG